AACCAATGGAGGGATAAACTGGCGGCACTGAATCCTAAGGTCCTCATTTATGACGAAGCCCACCACATCAAGAACAGCTCCGCTATTCGCACCAAGGCCGCAAAGAAGCTGGCCAAAGGCATCCCACACATCATCATGCTATCCGGTACCCCCATCGTAAACCGACCGGTGGAAGGGTTCAATATACTCTCCATGATAGACCCGGGATTATTCCCAAACTTCTGGGAGTTCGCCCACAAATACTGTGGAGCTCACCACAACGGTTGGGGCTGGGACTTCTCCGGAGCCACTAACAAGGGGGAACTCCACCAAATCCTAACCAAGACCATCATGATCCGGAGGCTCAAATCCAACGTGCTAAAGGATCTGCCAGATAAGCTATACTCCTATATTCCCGTCGAACTGAGCAATCGGCAGGAATATGAAGCTGCTGAACGAGACTTCATCCGTTACTTAAAACAAATAAAAGGCGATGAAGCAGCAGAAAAAGCCAAACAGGCGGAGCACCTGGTCAGAATCGAGTCCCAGAAACAGCTGGCCGTAAAAGGTAAGCTGAAGCAGGCCATTGACTGGATTCGGAACTTCATCGAGTCCGGGAACGGGGACAGCAAGCTGGTGGTCTTCGCAGTGCATAAAATGGTCATAGACGCGTTGATGAAGGAGCTCAAAGGGATAGCAGTGAAGGTTGATGGTTCCTGCTCAGCAGAAGAGCGGAACCGGGCGGTTGAAGCCTTCCAGAATGATCCAGCAGTAAAGTTGTTCGTTGGGAACATTCGGGCTGCTGGAACTGGACTCACCCTCACCGCTGCCTCCTCCGTGGCGTTCCTGGAGCTCCCCTGGACTCCTGGGGAACTCGTTCAAGCGGAAGACCGTTGCCATAGGATCGGTCAGAAAAACACAGTTAATGTGTACTACCTGCTGGCCGAAGGGACTATTGAGGAGAAAATCGCAGAGAGCCTCGATGATAAGCGTAAGGTCCTGGACGCCGTCCTGGATGGGAAGGTGACTGAGGAAACCAGCCTGCTCTCAACTCTCATCAAGCACTACGAAAACCAGGATGGTGGGGAGGTGGATGGGCAATAATGTTGGATGAGATAAAAATCATTAAGAAGGTGGTGAGTTCCTACACCAGTAGGGACTCCCGCCTGGACTTCGAGGATCTATGTTCGGAAGCATATTTAGCGTATTTGGAGGCCGCTCCTGCTTACAATCCTAGCAGGGCAAAGAAATCCACCTTCATCTGGACAGTAGTCAGGAACCGCCTGAACAGCATCCTAGCCAAAAAATCAACGAAAAGCGAGATACCAACGGACCAGGAGGCGATACAGGCCCTCCTGGAAGGAGAGGACCAGGTGGACCCAGGACAAACAGTCATAGCTGAAGAGCGCTGGCAGGAGTTGATGGACAGATTCTCACCAGGTGCAAAAGTGGTATGCTTCCTGGTCAATAACGGTGAGGTCTACTTCAACGTAAGCAAACCCCGGCAGGCAAGGGGTATCATCGCGAGGGAGCTCCGAAGGATGGGTTGGCCAGAGGAAAAAATATGGAACGTATTTCGAGAAATAAAGCAGGCGGTAAAAAAGAGGGATGAAAAAGCCCGTTAATTTTAACCCAATCAGTATAATAATAATAGGGGGCTTATTCCTTGAGCATCAAAAAATTATTACATGAATACGGAATCCCATACGTGGCAGAAGGCCACAAGCATTCAACCCCAAGCTGGGTCAATATCCACTGCCCATTTTGTGTGGGTTCAAAAAACTACCACCTGGGGATAAGCATAACACAGCCCGCCGTAAGCCACTGCTGGCGTTGCGGCGGGCACTCTACCATAACGGTTCTAGCGAAAGTATTGGGCCTTCCTACGGAGAAGGCAAAGGCCCTACTAAGGAAATACGCCCCGCGCACCACTCAGGTTGGAAGGCGGCAGGAACCCAGGGTCAATATAAACCCAATCAAATACCCTGCACCTTATTCTGATCTGGACGAGAGGGGGAAGGATTATCTTGCCGGTAGAGGGTTTGATCCGGATAAGCTGATAAGGGTATGGAAGCTGAAGCAAACCGGCCCAGTTAGCTTCCTGGATGGGATCCCCTACCGAAACCGAATAATAATACCGATACTCTGGAGAGGGAAGCTAGCTAGCTTCCAAACCCGCGACATCACCGGGAAGGCCGGCCGTAAATATCTAGCTTGTCCGATGAAGCGGGAGGCTGTCCACCATAAAAACATCCTTTACGGTAAGCAGAAGGGTTGGAATAGATATCCGGCCTTGGTAGTGGTTGAGGGGGTTTTCGACGTTTGGAGGCTGGGGCCGTGTGCGGCGGCTACTTTTGGAACCTCCATTAAAATGGAACAGGTGCTGGCTCTGGCTAAATCACATGACCGATTTTTTGTAGTATTCGACAACGAATCACCGGCTCAAAGCGAAGCCCGTAAGTTGGCTGTAAAGTTAAAAGCCCTGGGGAAAATCGTGTTCATCGAAACCGTTAAAACAGACCCTGGGGATATGGATCAAAGTGAAGCTGACTACTTTATAAAATACTTATTGGGAGGAAATCAGATGTGATTGGAACCACTGTTAATAAGTGCAAATACTGCGAAAGGAGTAGAGGAGCCATGAAGAAAATGTTTGAATCGGAATTACGACGTCGTAGGAAGGTGCTCAAAATATCCCAAATTGAACTAGCAAGGATGGTAGGGGTGTCGTTGGTGACTATACAGATGTGGGAAAGAGGGGCTGCCACTCCCAAACCCGAGAACAAAGAAAAGCTGGAGGGGGTATTATCCACCCTGGAGAAGGAGATGGGTAAGTAATGGAGCGAACTAAGCCAACCCCAAAAAGGCTACCAGACGCCATACGAGCATGTCCCGAAAGCGGATTCTTCCAAATGAGAAATGAGGCCGTAAGAGATGAGAGAATGTCCTACAAGGCCAAAGGAGTCCTGGCGGCCCTTCTGTCGAACCAATCCGGTAGGTGGATAAGCCATATCAGCACGCTCAAAAGATTCAGTTCAGAAGGGGAAACTGCTATCCGTTCAGCGTTGAAGGAGCTGGAGGAAGCTGGATACCTAATGAGGGTGTTCTACGTGGATAGGAAAACAAAACAGCGTCGAGGGAGTTTCTGGGCTTATACTGATTATCCCGGACAGTTTGAGATAGACGAGCATTTACAGTTCTTGGAAGAGAATGGGATGGAAGTCCAGGGAGGAAGTTTTAAGCCAAAGTACCTTAATGGGGTGGTAGAGCAAGAAAGCACCACCCCTGAAAAGCCATATATGGGAAACCTAAATATGGCTGACTTAGATATGGGGAATCAAAGCCTAAAAATAAAAATTAATAAAAATACTAATTTAAAAAATATATATTTATCTGATCCTGAAAATCCTAATAAAAAATCCATCCAAGAAAAAACTATTGAACTCCTCCCATTAGCCGAAAGGCTAGCCGGTATTATACGACAAGAAAAGAATATCAATATTACCTCCCAAAAGATTCATAGCTGGGCCAATGAGATCCGTAAGTTAATTAAAACGGACGGGGTGTCCCAGCCCCGAATTGAAGCCGCCCTGGAATGGTATTCTAAGAATATAGGTGGTCAGTACGTCCCAGTCATCGAAAGCGGGGCCAGCCTGCGTCAAAAGTTTGTCAAGTTGGAAGACGCTATGAAAAGGTCTGGCATCGCCCCTTCCTTTTGTCCTGGTGGTGGCCAGGCCTCTACAGAAAATCCCAAACACCTTATTCGGAACCATTTCCGGGATAGTAAAGACCTTGCCAGCTTCTTCTACAGGGATTGCTATATCCCTGCGGAGAACCTGTTTGACGACGGCGCTGGCAAGATTGGTATTACACAATCCCTGCTGTCCCTATATGAGAGTATTGAGCAGAGGCAGAGCAAGATAAAACCAGAACTGAGGAGACTCCTGCCAGGCCCCATTAGTTTGATCTCCAGATACATTGCCTGGATAGAAGACAGCGACTGGCTTACCAACAGGAATTTAAGCATGCTCGACATAAACCATTCACTGTTCAGGCGTTTTTGCCGGGAACAAGCGAAAAGCGATAACCTTGAACGGGACCCCTTGACAGGGCGGTCTTACCTTGGAGGATGATATACTTATGGAGTTTGACCAAAAAGTAAAGGCGGATATTGGAAAACCCTGTTTGACGCTTGTACCGTCTGATATAATTTACGCGGTAGCAGCCATTAGGGAGTACGGGGTAAAGAAGTATGGGGAGCAGGCTATGAATTGGGACCAGGTAGAAGTGGTACGCTACCGTGACGCGGCCTACCGCCATTGGCTGAAGTATCTGGACAACCCGGCGGGGGTTGACGAGGAAAGCGGTCTACCGCACCTGTGGCACCTGGCCTGTAATATAGCATTCCTTTGTAGGCTTGAAAAAGGTAAACTGGAAGGAGGGGGTAAGTATGCGTGACGAGCAGGAGTTCATTGAACGTAGAATTGTCACAGGGATGATAGTTAGTACGGATTACCTTGAGAGGATTATGCGTTTTTGGAATCCGGCTTTTTTGGAGTCGTCAGAACTGAAGACTATCGCCCGTTGGTGTACCAATTACTTTGATAAGTACAAGAAGGCCCCGGACTCCGATATACAGACGTTGTATATGGAGGCCCTAAAACGGGAGGAGTTGTCCAAGGCAGACGCTCAGTATATTGAGGAATTGTTGGAGAGCCTAAGCGACGAATACGGCCGGGGGACGCGGTTTAACAGCGCTTACCTCTACGACCAGACAATCAAATACTTTAAAGCCCAGGAATTGGAACAGCATAATCGAGAAGTGGAGCTTTTGGTAGCAAAGGGACAAATTGAGGAAGCTGAGAAGCTCGCGTCCTCATTTAGCCCCACTATATTCGAAGATAAGGAAATAGGGCTTGAGCTGGGAAGTAAGGAAGCCATGGCTGCTATAGACCGGGCCTTTACATCGGCTTACATTCCAGTTGTGACTTACCCAGGGGCGTTGGGGGAGCTGTGGAACGACCAATTAGTCAGAGGGGGATTTGTTGCGTTTCTAGCACCAGAAAAACGGGGCAAGAGCTTCATGCTATTAGAGATCGCCCTGCGAGCTATACGCCAGAAGGCCAATGTAGCCTATTTTGAAGCAGGGGATATGACGGAAGCTCAGGTACTACGAAGGATCTGTATTTATATAGCTCGGAGATCGGATAAGGAAAAGTACTGTCAGAAGCGGTTCCGGCCCGTAGGGGATTGCGTCCTGAACCAGCTTAACCTGTGTGATAGGTCTGATCGGAACTGCGACCATGGAGTGTTCGAAGTACCGCTTGACATCTTTTACAATAGTATCTCCCAGTTTATCAATATGGACCCTCTGAAGGAAAAGTACGAAGAGCTTCCAGACTATGAGCCTTGTGACAGTCACAGCTGCGATAAACGCAAGGGTTCCGTCTGGTTAAGGAAGGTAGATCCTTGCAGGCCCCTGACGGTAAAGCAGGCCAAAGATGCTGTGAGGCGTTTCTTCAAGAAATACCGGCGGCGGTTCAAGCTGGTCAATTATCCGGCGGGAACCCTGACTATCTCAGAAATGAGGAAGGTCCTGGGCTGGTGGGAGCGTACAGATAGCTTTGTGCCGGACGTGATTGTGGTAGACTACGCAGACCTGATGTCCGCAGGCGATGGGAATATTTCCGAGTTTCGGCACAGGCAAGACTATGTTTGGAAATCTTTCCGGGCCTTGTCCCAGGAGCGACATGTCCTGGTCCTGACGGCTACCCAGGCCGATGCGGAGAGCTATAAACGGGGGAGGCTTTCCATGAGTAATTTTAGTGAGGATAAACGGAAACTAGCCCACGTCACCGCCCAATACGGGCTCAACCAGGACCCCCAGGGCCGGGAAAAGAAGCTCGGGATTTTGCGGGTCAATGAGATTGTGGTTCGTGAGGGGGATTACTCAAACGACCGGGAGGTCCATATCCTCCAAGACCTGGCGGCTGGTCGACCCTTCCTAGAGAGCTTTTTTACATAGGACCAGGAAATTTTTTTCTAAAATTTAAAGAAAATCCCCATTTTTGTCCCCGCTAATTTCAGGTAAGCCTGTATAATAATATAGGAGGGGTGGAGAAAAAAAAATCAAAGGTCGGGCACCACCAAATTTATATGCTTACCCATTCTAAAAAACCAAGTGAAAGGAGAAAACTATGATGGCGGAATTAAAAAAAAGTGACCTGATCAAGGCTGCGAAGGAACTCAACGATGTGCTGGGCCTGAACCCAGCAATCCCGGTCAAAAAGGTGGATGAGGAGGAGCTCAAGGAAAAGATCCTTGAAGCGAGTGGATTGGTTGAGCCCGCGGACGAGCTCACCGACAGCACTTGGAAAGTCATAAATCATCTGAAAGAGCTTCCTAGCAACGATGGTGATGATGACGAAGACGAAGACGAAAATGATGACGAAAATGATGACGAAGACGAAGAAGAGCCGGAAGAAGAGCCGGAAGAAGAAGAAGAGCCGGAAGAAGAAGAAAAACCCAAGAAAGGCAAAGGAAAGGCCAAAGGCGCGGATAAAGGAAAAGCCGGGAAAGGCCAAGACAAGAAAAAAGCTAAAGAAGAGGAAAAAGCCGCGAAGAAGAAGGAAAAATCTAACGCCAAAGAAGACCAGAAAAAAGCCAAGGAAGACCAGAAAAAGGAAAAGGCCGCTAAAAAGAAAGAAAAAGAAAGCAGATACACCCGACTTCACGCTGCTGGAAACGCAATTCGAGATAATCGTGGAAAAACCATAGAAGAAATCATAGAGATCGCGGATGAACTATTTGTGGAAAACGGTGGGAACCCTAACGAAAAAGAAAGCAGGACGGCGGTAACCAAGGCTATCCAAGCATTGGCAGCTTTTGGAGCGATTGAAATTATAGACGACTCTGTGGTATGAAAGTAAAAACTTACAAATCGGCGTTGGGAATAAGGGGCGATATGCTATATTGTCCCTTGCCTTTCTATATAGACAGTTATTGGACATGCGAACCCAATTGCGCCTATTGTTTTGCCAGGAGATTGAACAGAACATGGGGAACTGATTTCCGGGTGGCGGACGTGGGTGCGGTAAAAGAAAGATTAATGTCAAAGCGGGGGACCAGTCCCTTGAGTCAAGCGATAAAACTGAGAAAAACCATAAGAGTTGGGAACAGGACAGACCCTTTTCAAGATTGTGAAAAACAATATAAAGTATCCACAGAAATAGTAAAATTTCTCATGGAACAAAAATGGGATACCGTTATTCAAACGCGATTTCCCAGAAGAGCTTGGGAAATGACTGGACTAGGGAAAGATTGTACTCTAATGGCGGAAATAACCATTGGTTTAGAAAAAGATTGGGAACTGTTCGAAGGGAAACGAACGGAAAACCCGATCCAACGAATCAAAACCCTATCCAAATTACAAAAGAAGGGCTTCCGAGTCGGGGTGAACGGGGAACCTTTCATTCCCGGATACCATACCGTTAAACAATTTGAGGACATGGTAAAACTTCTTAAATCCCATAATATCAATCGGTTTAACATTTACAATTTACATTTCAACGATTGGGTTGCGAAGAATTTTCATAGTCTGGGATTAGATATCGAAAAGATCTGGAACCACAATAAGGATACTCAGTGGAGGAAGATCTTGGCGGAATTAATAACCATAGCAGATAAACACGATTTGATTTTAGGATGCCCCGACTTTGTGAACAGCGGTTGGAATAACGTCCAGCGAAGTAATACTTGTTGCGGGTTGGATGTAGAGAATCCTTGTACCTTTAACACCCATCATTTTAAATTGGCGGTACAACAGGGGGAAGATCCATTAAAACTATGGGATGGTGTAGGGATATACCAAGATGGAGTGGATGCGATTGAAGGAAATTTAGAAAATATGTTTACTTTAAAAGACATAATCAAAACCAAAGGAAAGCCGTTGATAGGATTCGATTTATAGGGGGAGGAGCCAAATTGGAATATTCAGAAATGAGAAAACGAGTGAGCCGGATAATTCCCGGATCCCGACAAATCTTTCAAAAGAAAATCAAGAAAGGAGCCATTCGGGAAAAGGGAAGAAAGAAGAATTATGAGCAATATAACTTGTTAGCGGGGGAATGGGAAAAGAAAGAGCGGTTGTTGAATACGGAGGAGATTAATTCCTTCTTGGAGATCTCAATTCGTGCCGCCGCTTGCCCGATGCCTTTTAACATAGATGTATGGGACGGTTTGAAATGCCCCTTCGGGTGTATCTACTGTTTTGCCGATTCCTTCCGCGCGAGTTTGTACACCTCCTTTTTCGACAACTCGAAAAGCATGGGGATCCGCCACTGTAATCCGGATTATTACAAACGGGAAATGGATAAAATTCAATGCTTACGGGGGAAAGATCCCCATTCTTTCAGCGGGGTAAAGAAAGCTTTTGCTATGGAGATCCCGGTTAGATTCGGGATCCGATTTGAGGACTTCTTAAGACAAGAAGCAAAAAAAAGAATCAGCTATTCCCTTTTGGAATACTTAAAAGACACCGCTTATCCATTGATGATTAATACCAAGTCGGATCTAGTAGGAACCGATGAATATGTTCGAGTTCTTTCCGAAAACCCGGCGGGATCCGCTGTCCATATCACTCTTTTGACTTCGAATGAAGAAAAAATCAAGAAATTAGAACCGGGAGCCCCCACGTATAAAAGCCGAATGGAAGTGGCAAAAGCATTAACTTCCGCAGGGGTTAGGGTGGTTTTACGGATTGAACCATATTTATTCCTGATCAACGATGATAAGGAAGAAATGGCGCGATATATCGAAGACATGAAGGCTGCAGGGATTAAAAACATAACCTTCGACACGTATTCCTACTCAGCGTTGAATCCCGGAATCCGCCAAAACTTTATCAATCGGGGATATGACTTTGACCGCCTATTCTTGGCGGGATGCGACAGCCAATTGTTGGGAAGTTCCCTCCTAGAATCGTATATGGGGGAATTCCGAAAAGAAGGGATTTCCTGCTCCACTTTCGATCTTGGAAACGTTCCCGGAAATGACCAAGACATTTGTTGCGAGGTAACGGATTGTTTCAAGGGGAATTGGAATTATGGTAGCATCGTGATGGCAGTTAGATTTATTGTAGAACGGGAAGGGGAACCCGTAAGCTGGAGTCAATTCCGGGATTGGGTGAATGAGAAAGGAGGATTCTTGAGCGAAGTCTTGGAACAAGAGGTTCACGAATTATGGAATATGGAAGGGAATACTGCGTACAGTGCTCATTGGGCGAAGGGATTAATTCCCGTAGGATGGGATGATCATGGAGTGGTTTGGTCATATATCCCGAAGGTGGACAAAAGGGAACGGTTATTGAAATCATTAAGCGGGAGGGAAGAATAATCTTATGAAAGCAAACGCCAGAATAGAATCTATTTTCAGTTACGCTGTAGCCATGGACAATCGAGGGCTGAGGAATACGATCCACTGTATTGGCCCGGAAATCTTTATTGTAAACTCTGACCACAGCGCAATCTTGCGGTTTTCATTACGGAAGAATGAATTGGAATTCGATTCCCCTATGTCTTTTAACGCCGCTGATTATGATTCTCCGAACTTCGAAATCCAAGACGGGAAAATCATTTTCAAAACCGTTGAAGGGAATTACGAACGCAAGAAAATCTGTACATTGGCCGGATACGATCCGGAAGATATCCGGAAGATCTATCGGAAACACTTCAAGACCGGAAAAGACATGGATTTCTCTTTTTACCTGTCTAAGGATTGTTGCCCGCTTTTGGATGAACAACTATCCCATACGGAGATTTCCGTGGAGAAATGCAAATTAATCCTCCGCCAGCGGAACGTATACTCAGGAACCATAGTGGAAGTAACCTCTAAAAGCAAAGGATTAATTGAAGAAGGGAACCTTCCGGATTCCTTCGGTCCAGTTGGTTTGAAGACAAAGGACTTTATCGGGTTGTTCGCGTATTGCGATTCATTATCCTTCCATCCTGCCGGGGATTTCCTAATTGTAAAGGATCATCGAAAACGGGACTTTGACGGAATACTGGCGTTCTGTAAGTATGATGAAATCATCGGAATGTTTGAAGAAGAAGAAGAAAAGGAGGAAGAAACCGATGGGCGGAAAAAGCAGAAAGTCAGGAGAAATAAGTAAGAAACTGATTGATCGGTTGAAGAAAGGTTCGAATTCCCCTAAAGCCGTCGCCTCTTGCGGGGAAAAAAAGAAAGGGAAATCCCCGCTTCCCACGTTGTTAGAGGAAGAAAAAGCAGATGTATGAAATATCGGATTATTTACAACTGGCGGATTCCTTGGGAATAATCCCAAACTTTTGGTTATCTAAGGAATACTTAGATGTGATAGATGTATCGATAAAAACCGACAAAAAGTTGATTTGGATCGAAGAAGATGATTGGGTATTATTCCCGCCGCTCCCGCTTCAAGGAGGCTTGAGCGAATATCCAGAAATGAAAATCTGGAGCGACTTTGCGAACTTTTCCGTGGGAGAAAAAGAATCGTTTTTGGATTGGGAGTACACATATTATTCGGATTGGTTTAAACCGGAACGCATGGTGGGGAAAGAATGGGCCGTATTCCGTAAGAATTCTCGCAAATGGGCTAGAGGTAGGGGGTGGCAGTACTCTCCGCACCCTCCATCAAATAACGCCATTTCCGCATTATTAATACGCTGGCTAGAAAGTAAAGATAATGCGACAATAGAAGATTTTGAGTCTATGGAATGGTTTTTGATGAACGGGGCCCATCGGGGATTTATATATGATCAAGATCGATTAGTTGGAATTAATGTTTGGGATCAGAACGGATCTTTCTTGATTTATCGATACTGTATCACGGATCCGGCGGAGCCTTTTCTAAACGAATTTGCCCGGCTTTTATTCTACCAATCCGTGCCTGGAAAAATGGTAATTGACGGGGGGAGCTTAAACGATCCCGGATTGGAACGATTCAAAGATAAACTCAATCCAATCCGAAAAAGAGCAGTATATTCAAGGAGGATTTAATCATGGCCAGAAGAAAAGGGGAAAGCATTTCCGCACACGAACTGAGAAAATATGCTAAAGAAAATTATCCGGGGAGTTTGGTTAAAAGCAATAAACCATATAGCAAAGGGGCGGCTATCATAGATCCGGATACCGGGAGGATCTTCCAAGAAGGAGAAAGCAACTTTGCGGTGATAGATAAGGAAACCGATCCAAACAAAGAAGCATTAAAAACAAGAAAAGAACTTCTTCAATTATTCTATGTTGAACCTGAAATACGCCTTAAAAATTATTCTGAAAAATGTTTTACCCAAGGACTTTGTTGGATCTTAGAAGGAATGGAAATGGCCAATATGCCGTGGAAAAAAATTAGTTTTCCATTAGATGAAGACGGATTTCCAAAAAGTGTTAAGGTTGGAAATTTGGAATTTGATTTACACGGAATGAAAAAGAAAAAAGAATGGGAATAAGGGGGAAATTAAATGAAAATTAACAAAACCGAATTACAGAAGGCTTTAGAAAAAGTGAAACCCGGTCTGTCCAGTAAAGAATTGGTAGAACAATCCACCAGCTTTGCCTTTATGGGCGGGAGAATCATTACCTACAACGATGAAATTAGTATCTCCCACCCAGTAAAGGATCTAAACGTAACCGGAGCGGTCAAAGCTCAATCCTTATATGCCTTTTTAAGTAAGATTAAACGGGATGAAATAATTCTAGAATGGGAAGAAAATCAAGTGGTTATCAAAGCAGGAAGATCGAAAGCTGGGCTGGTATTAGAGCAAGAAATTAAGTTGCCGGTAGAGGAAGTAGGAGAGATCGGAAAGTGGGTGGAATTACCTGAAGGATTCCTAAATGCTTTACGGTTTTGCTATCCCTGTTGCTCTAAGGATATGAGCCGCCCAATCTTGACTTGTGTATATGTAAGCGGAAAGGAAATGCAGGCCTCAGACTCCTTCCAAATCGTGAAATATCAACTGGAAAAGAAAATCCCGGTTAAACCATTCTTATTGCCTGCCTCCGCCGCCCATGAATTGGTAAAATATGATGTTAAAGAGATCGCCGAAGGGAGCGGCTGGTATCATTTCAAGACGGAAGATGGGACGATTTTCTCCTCACGGGTGTTCGATGGGGAATTCCCGAGCATAGCCAAGTTATTGGAATTTGACGGCGTAGAAATCGCCTTTCCCAAAACCTCAATACAGGCCTTGGATCGGGCGCAGGTATTCGCGAAGAATAGTGATTTTGCCGGGATTATGGCAACGGTAGAAGTAGAAGTTTACAAGGATCAAATCAAGTTCGCTTCCAAGGATGAATCCGGTTGGTTTGAAGAAACAATTAAAACCAACTACAAAGGGGATAAAATCAAATTCATTACAGGCGCGGGATTCCTTATTAACTTGTTAACCCATTCTTCCTCCTCTTGCGTATACGGAGAGAACCGAATCAAGTTTAACGGGGAAAACTGGACTCATGTAATCGCCGTTTCCGTCAACGAGGATTAGGCCATGGATAAATTTGATCTATTTGGGAAAGATTTGGGGAATCCGTAAAACAATCAGGCGGTATAATGAAAAGGCGATATATATGGCCGCCTTTAACCGTATTAAATGGGAAGCAAGGGGAATGGTTGACCCGAAAAAGGGCATGGTTGGCTTTGGGGATACAAGGGGGATTAGGAAGAGAACACATGGAAGCCCCCAAATCCAAAGCGGATATTAAAAAGGGATCTTCCAATAATATCTGCAAAGGCACCAGCCCTGATATACGAAAGAAATTTGAAGCTGCAGGATCAGGAGTTTCAATATTTGATCCCGTAATTTGTGAATTGATGTATTCATGGTTTTGTCCCCCTGGCGGGCAAATAATAGATCCATTTGCAGGGGGTTCTGTACGTGGGATTGTAGCAAATTTATTGGGATATCAATATTAGGGTGTGGATTTAAGTTCCCAGCAAATAAATGCCAATAAGAAACAGGCCAAAGATATATGTCCACAAAAACCCCCTCAATGGATTTGCGGAGATTCTAGGGAAGAAATCCCAAAAGCCCCAAAAGCTGATTTTATTTTCAGTTGTCCCCCGTATGCGGATTTGGAAGTGTATTCGGATGACCCACGAGATTTGTCTAACATGGAATATGTTGATTTCTTAGAAAGTTATAAAACCATTATTTCCCATTGTTATTCAAAACTAAAAGAAAACCGTTTTGCCTGTTTTGTTGTAGGTGACGTCCGGGATAAGAAAGGTTATTACAGGGGATTGGTGGCAGATACCATAAACGTATTCAGGGAGTGTGGATTTCAATTATATAATGATATTGTATTTATCACTCCAGTGGGGAGCCTTTCTGTAAGGGCAGGAAATTTTTTTAATGCCACAAGAAAATTGGGAAAACAGCATCAAAATATCTTAGTATTTATCAAAGGAAATCCAAGAAAAGCAACCCATGATATAATCGGACAGAAAGAGGATTAGGCCATGAAAGGTTTCTTTTCAAAAGATCAAGTCCAACTTATCGGCGGGGAAACGAAAGGGATGTCTTGTGCTACTTGCGGTCTTTATAAAACAGCCCTGACTCCTAAGATGGAGCCTTATGGGGATTTTAGGAAAAAGATTATGGTAATAGGGGAAGGCCCAAAAGAAAGAGAAGATGTAACAGGCAAAATGTGGCAGGGCAAAGGGGGCCGGGTACTGCGCCAGGCTTATAAAAAATTAGGGATAGACTTATTCCAAGATTGCGTAAGCATCGGTGCGATTAATTGTTTCTCAGAAAAACCGCCGAATGACTACCAAATTTCATGTTGTAGAAGGAAAGTTATAGCCGCGATCAAAAAATACCAACCCAAAGTAATAATACTTCACGGACTGTCAGCAGTATCTTCAGTAATTACTGGATATACCTATAAAGGAGGACGAAATGGAATCGCGGTTTGGAGAGGGTGGGCAATTCCTGATAGAATGATAAATGCTTATATATGTCCCACCTTTCACCCTTCTTTTATTGAGAAACAAGAACAAGAAAATGAAGTTGAAGTAATTTGGAAAAAAGACCTAAAACAAGCATTTGAGAAAGTAGATCAACCCTTCCCTGATTTCCAAAACGAAGAAGACAATGTGACGATATCTTATGATCCGGAAAAAGTTCTGGATAAACTTCTAAAAGAGAGGCCGTCCTTATTAGCTTTTGATATCGAAACAACCGGATTAAAACCATACAATAAAAAATACCACGAAATAATTACCATATCATTCTGCGCTGAAATGAATAAATCCTACGCGATACCCATGCCTACAGAAAAAAAATCACTCAAAAAATTAAAAAGATTATTAGAACACCCCAACATTAGAAAAATAGCCGCGAACATGAAATTTGAAGATAATTGGTTAACTACATTACATGGGATTAATGTAAACTTTGATTTTGATACAATGCAAGCGGCCCATATACTTGATAACCGTCCTAACATAACTGGATTAAAATTTCAATCCTATGTTAGATTTGGGGTTCCGAACTACGATGAAGACGTTTCTTCATTTTTAAAAAGCCCACATTCTAATATTCCAAATAAAATTAAAGAACTGATACAAGATAAAGATTCTTTCAGAAAACTACTACTATATAATGGAATTGACAGCTTAATGACATACCGATTAGCAAAGTTACAAAAGGAGGAAATTGGGATATGAAACCATTTATAGCTTTACAAACAGGGATTAATTTTTCCCAAACCTTCTATAAAACACTTGAATATCATTTACATGAAGGGGCCGCTATAATAGATCCTACACCAGCTTGTGGAATAGTAAATTATACCTATTTGACAATTTTTAAAAAAAGGGAAGGAGCCGGAATGACCGTTGAAATCTAAAGCTACCACAGCGGATGCATATAAGTTGATTCATAACGGAATCCTAGCCCTGGCCAGAGCCGAGCGGCAGGGAATCAGAGTAGACCTGGAATATTGCGAAAGACAAAGAAAAAGATTAACCAAGAAAATAAATCAACTTGAAAAAGAAATTCAAGGTTCCAAGTTTTACAAACGATGGCACCACATCCACGGGAATAAAACCAATATATACAGTAATCATCAGTTATCTAATTTACTTTATAAACATATGAAAATAGATCCTCCAAAAACTACCGTAACTGGAGAAGGGGCCACAGATGAAGAAGCGCTGAAACAAATTGATATACCAGAATTAAAACTGATATTACAAGTGAGAAAAATGGCGAAAGTTCGGGACACCTATTTGGATTCTTTTATACGGGAAACCAATATAGATGGTTATATGCGACCTAGCTTCGATTTACACACCGTCCGAACCTTTCGTAGCTCCTCTTCAAACCCTAACTTCCAGAACATACCGAAACGGGATAAGGAATCAATGATGATATGCCGTCGTGCTATATTACCCAGGCCGGGGCACCTTCTTGCAGAAGCAGACTTTTCTGCTATTGAGGTAATGATTTCCACATGCTATCATAAAGATCCAGTAATGATGAAGTATCTTCGAGATAAAAATTCAGATATGCATGGAGATATGGCGAAACAAATATATTTCTTAGATAATACATTTGATAAAAATATTCCTGCATATAAGACATTGAGAAACGGCGCGAAAAATGGATTTGTATTCCCACAATTCTATGGGGATTATTATGGAAATAATGCCAAATCCCTTTGCGAATGGGCTAATCTTTCCTTAGTATCTAAATGGAAAAAGAAGAGCGGAATTGAACTTCCAAGCGGAATAAACATAGCAGAACATCTAATGGGTAACGGTGTCAAAAACTTCAACCAATTTATAAATCATATAAAACATGTAGAAGATGATTTTTGGAATAGGCGATTTAAAGTTTATAACCGATGGCGTAAAGATTGGGTGGCAGAATATCAACGAAACGGGTTTCTCAAAATGTTCACCGGATTTACATGCTCTGGAGTTATGCGAAAAAATGAGATTATAAATTATCCTATCCAAGGAACTGCTTTCCATTGTTTACTTATGACCTTTATATTGACAGATTCGATTATGAGAAAAGAAAAATGGGATACAAAATTAATAGGCCAAATACATGACAGTATAGTAATGGATGTTCATCCTAACGAAGTAGACCACGTGAAAGGAACACTAAACAGAATAGTTGAAGAAGAATTACCAAAAATTTGGGATTGGATTATTGTCCCGCTTGAAATTGAACTTGAAACATATGAAATTGATGGGAGTTGGATAAAAGGATAAGGAGGTGGATAAGAAAATGGAGAGAGACGATAAAAATAAAATGTCCTCCCCTTGGGATTTGACAGAAGGGCCGGTTCCTTTCAGAAAATCTACTTGGAGAGCGATCCTATCCGAAAATGGAGGGGGGCCAAACCTTAGCGCTGAAATACCGACCCCAAACCCTGGGAATACTTCTAAGCATGAGATTAAACTACTTATAGAAAGGAGATCTTGACTATCATGACTATCGAAAAAGACGGGAGAGAGTTTTTTGTTTATTGTGATATATGCGGAGAGACTGCAAGGGAATTCTTCGATACCTTCCAGGATGCCGTAGACTTTAAAAAGGAGAATAGTTGGAAAAGTCGGGCAGAAAAAGGGGAGTGGCTAGATATCTGCCCTGAATGTCAGGGGGTGAAATAATTGAAATGTGAGGATTGTTATTTTATGCCGAGTAACCCAGACGAGGACCCCTGCGCCCAGACGGATAAACAAATAACGCCGTTCATCCGGTCTCTCGACTGGAACTGTGATGGGTTCTCCTCAAAAGATACTCGCAAGGGGTTATTGATAGAAAAGGCTAGGGAATTGAAAGAGGCTGGGTTAAAATGGTCATGGAAGCCTGGAGATTTTTTCGTACTCTGTTGGGAGGAAAATCCAGAAACGGAGTCGGCGATTCGGGTATGCTACAAGGGGTTTAGCGGAGATTATTATGGGGATAAAGAAGATATCTGGATTCCGCGGCTTGACCAGTTATTGGAAGAGATTATGGTAAGGTCATATAGGATCAAGCTCGAATCCTTTATAGGTGTTTTTAAAAACCGGGATTATTGCGTGACGGTAGACGCCGGACGAAAAAGAAAAGCCTTCTGGTCCCGCAGCTCCCTGGAAGATGCCACCGCTGACGCACTACTGTGGCTTTTAGATATGGAAAAAGGAGGTCGACCGTAATGGAAAGTAATCAAACCCTGGCTCTGAAATACCGGCCCAAAACGCTGGATGAGATTATAGGCAACGAGCTGGTAGTATCCGTATTGAAAAGCCAACTAAGCGGGGAAAGCCAACAGCCACTATCCCGAAGCATCCTGCTGCATGGACCGACCGGTTGCGGCAAAACCACCCTGGCCAGGATTATTGCCCGGGAGCTGGGGGTTAGCAACGCGGACCTGAAGGAAATAGACTCAGCGGATTTCCGGGGAATCGACACCATCCGGGAGATTCGCAAGCAGAGCCAGTACATGCCGTTAGCCAGCCCATACCGGGTTTGGATATTGGATGAGGTACATATGCTGACCAGGGAAGCTCAAAGCGTTCTACTTAAAACTTTGGAAGATACCCCAAAGCATATATACTTCATCTTATGTACCACCGATCCGCAAAAGCTACTACCGACGATACGGGGTCGCTGCTCCCAGTTCCAGGTCCAAACAATCAACGACAAGGAGATGAAGCTGCTCCTGCGGAGGGTGGTGAAAGCAGAAAAGGAAAGTCTGACCAAAGAGGTCTACGTCCAAATAGTACAGGATAGCCTGGGCCACCCCCGGAACGCCTTGCAAATCCTGGCTCAGGTCCTGGCCGTAGAGGAGGACCGGAGGCTGGAAGTGGCCAGGCGGACAGCGGAGGTCCAGTCCCAAACAATTGAGCTTTGCCGGGCCCTTGTCGGTGCTGCTCCCTGGAAGAAGGTTTCCGGTATTCTTGGGGGGCTGAAGGAAGAAGACGCGGAAAAGATCCGCCGGGCTGTTTTAGGCTATTGCCAAGCCATACTTCTTAAAGGAGAGAATAACTGGGCCGCCGTAATCATGGAGGAATTCATCGAACCTTTCTTCAGTTCTGGGTTCCCAGGGCTGGTGCTAGCCTGCTACCGTTGTTTAAACTCCGATGAATAAAAAACGGGGAAGGGTAAGGACAAAGAAGTCGGTAAATCCCGCTCGTGAGGGGGGTATGATGAGGACTAGGCGGCCCTCCCCAGGGAAGGGGATGGTACGCTTGGTAGAGTATATAGATAAGGATAGGGCATACCGGATGGGTAGGTTAGTGGAGGAACGCCGGGCTTATGTATTACTTATAGGGGCGTTCGGAGAGAGGGTAGAGGTTCCAAAAAACCGAACCATTAAAGAACATATCACGTCAGTGGAGCGGTTAAAAGCGTTTAGTCGGACTTACTGTATAAACTGCTATGGGATAAACAATTATCCACCGACGCTTTGAGGAGGGTGTTTTTTTAAACGCGTCTGAGCACCAATATATGACTTCGGAAGACTGTTATAAACTGCTACTATAAAACTCAAGCAGGTTAATTCTAGGCCAAGCGGTATAATAATATAGGGAGGTATTTAATATGGTGAAGTTACTAGCATTAAATGTCCAAGATCTAATTATGTTTAGGCATCTAAGAATGGGAAAAGACGGTTGTTAAGGTTGTTACTATTGTGTATTTTTAAAATAAGTTAAAGGAGATGGTAAAATAATGACATTGATCGAATTACAAAAAATTTTAGGCGATAGAATCAGAATAGCGGTGAACGAAGATATGTCTCTTGAAGATAGGAAGCAAGAAACTGAGCTTTCTATGACAATTTCCTCGTTAGCAAAACAAATGATTAACAACGCAGATATTGTATTAAGAACTAATAAGCTGGTTGCAGAAGGAACAATCAAAAATTCGACTATTGAGAGAATGATTGGGTGATGTGATGATACTTCATTATTATACCAAAGAAGAAACAGATTTTTTAGCTGGCATTAAAGGCACAGACACATACAAAAATATAGCCGCAAAGTTCAATAAAAAGTTTAACACTAATATAAGTAAAGAAGCGATTCGTAGAAAACTTAAAAGAGGTTTGTATGTTAGTCGTGTTTCAAAGTATACAGATGAGCAGGATAATTTTATAAAAGAAAATTTACAGCTATATTCCTATAAAAAATTAAGAGAAATGTTTTACGAAAAATATGGAATTGAAATAACAGAACAAGCTATAGCAGATAGACGGAGAAGAAAATATTACTCTGAGCCAACTAAATACTCTGACAAGGTTGATTTTAGAATGTACTGGTGTGAGGACGGGATAGGAATTGAAAAAGAGAGAGATGGGAGGGTGCTAGTTAAAGTTAGTGACAATCAAGGGAACAAGCGTGAAAACTGGAAGTATAAGCATCACTATATTTGGGAAAAACACTATGGACCTATTCCGGAGCAGCATAGGGTGTTATTCTTAGATGGAGATACCCGAAATTTTAACATTAACAATTTAGCGTGTGTCCCGCTACCCTATATTTGCATAATGGGAGCTAATAAATGGCAGTTCCAGAATCCAGAGCTAACACGAACAGCAATTAAATGGTGTGAGTTATTTTATACTATGAAAAATTTGAACAGTGGGGACGATAAAAATGAAAAATAAGAAAAGTGAAAAGCCGGAATGTTACAGGCCAAACGGCTATACGTATCCTTTGTGTTGTGGGGCAAAAAGTCTTCAAGAATTTGTGGATCAAAAAATCAAATAACTGTTTGAGGAAGAATAGGAAAAGAACAAAGCTAGGAGGGGGAGATATGGAGTTGGACTATGAAAGGGATGTAGGCATCGACGAACAGGCGCTGGATATTGAGTGGCTGCAACAAGCCAGCCTTATGTACCGCTATGCGAAACACCAAGCCCAAACCCGCAAGGCGATGGATGAGGCAAAGGAGCGCCTGGACTATGTCCGGGCCTCCCTGGAAATGGATATCCGGGCCAACCCGGATAAATACGGCCTGGGTAAGGTAACAGAGGCTGCTATAGCCAGCACCATCCTTTTGCAAGGGGGGTATCAGGGAGCATCAAAGGCTTACATCAACGCCAAGTACGAGAATGAAATAGCAGGGGCGACGGTCCGGGCCATCGACCAGAAAAAGACAGCTCTGGAAAACATGGTTCGGCTGCTGGCGGCCTCATACTTTGCCGGTCCCCAGGCCCCGAGGGATCTGAGGGTGGAGTGGGGTGAATATATAAAGAAACAAGGGAATCGGGACGCCAATACAAAGGTGGTAATTAAGGATCCGAGGAATAAGGAAGAAAGTGAACCCCTGACAAAAGGCCGGACCAGAAGGAGCAAATAATGAAGAACCGCTCCGCTACGAACCAGAAAACAAGCGAGGAGGGATATTGAATGAGAATCCGGGTTGCCTACGCGGAGCTGAGAACATACCCTGACAACAGCAACAAAGCTGCGGAAGCTGAGATTGAGGCCGTAATCCCCGAGGGGAAGGATGCAGATAAGGCGTTCAATCAGCTTTGGGGAATGGTCCAGAAGGAAGTCAAGGAAAGGCTGGAAGTAAAGGACAAAGGAGAAACCATAAGGGAAGGGGAAAAGTAAACGATGGCGAGGAACAAAAAGAGAAAAAGCAAATTTAAGGGTGCGGTAAGCCGTAACTCGGAAAAGCAGAATAGGGGTACGCAATATGGTCACTTGAAGCTGCCCAAAGGAATGTCAGTTTTTAAGGAGGAGCCTAAGACTCGGGTTATGCTTGATATTATGCCTTATATGATCACCTCGGACTATCACCCGGATAGGGATGATGAATACGGTATCGCTGTAAAAGGGGAACTCTGGTACAAGCGACCGTATTGGCTGCACCGGGATGTAGGTTCAGATAACCAGCCCGTTGTTTGCCCCACGAGCATGGGGCAGAAGTGCCCAATATGTGAGTACCGGGCCCAGCTCCTGAAAGAAGGCGCCAAGTGGGATGATGATTCTGTAAAGGGCCTCAAGCCTTCCATGCGTAACCTTTACGTCATCATTCCGAAAGAAAATAAAAAGTTTCCGGAAGAACCTCATATTTGGGACGTTTCCCAATTCCTATTCCAGGAGAAGCTCAACGAGGAAGTACAGGAGAACGAAGATTATGAAACCTTCCCAGACCTTGAGGAGGGCTTCACTTTACGGGTAAGGTTCTCTGAGGGGACTTTTGGAAGCAACAAATTTGCCGAGGCTTCAAGGATAGACTTTATTGAAAGGGATAAGGCGTATAACGAATCTATCCTCAACGAGGTTCCGTCCCTGGACGAACTGCTCGAAGTCCCCAGCTATCAGGCTCTTGAAGCCATGTTTTTCGGAAACATATCAAGGGATGAGGCCGATGAGAAAGGTGGACAGGATGGAACCAGGGACGAAGAGGAGGAGGAAGAGGAGAAACCCAGGCGTCGTCGGCGGAAATCGACGAATGAAGATGACGAAGAAGAAAAACCCAGGCGAAGACGCCCCCCCGCAAGAAGCTGCAAAGACGAGGAAGATCCTGATGATCCAGATGATGATGAATCCAAAGAGGACGACTACCCCGATGAAGAGGACGACTACCCCGATGAAGAGGAAGAAAAACCCACCAAGCGGAAGCCATCCGGGAAAGCCCGGCAAGAGAAGGATAAATGCCCCCACGGGCACAAGTTCGGGTGGGAGAATGACGAGCATGACGAGTGTGACGGCTGCCCCGTCTGGGAGGAGTGCCTAGACGCATTAGAATAGGGGTGACGAATATCCATGGCGATGAGAAGAAAGAAGCTGAGTGAGCAAGTCGAAGAAAAGGTCACGAAAACGATAAGGAAGAAGCAGGAGGAGCCAGAATATGACGGCTCCGACATAACCGTTTCCACCGGCTCCACCCTCCTGGACCTGGCCATAACTGGGGGCCGGTTCCGGGAGGGCGGGGTCCCTCTCGGAATCCTGGTGGAGATATTCGGACCGTCTGGGGCTGGTAAGACTGTGCTGCTATGCCAGCTTGCTGCCAACATCCAGAAGCTGGGTGGTGAGGTAAAATTCTATGACCCAGAGGCCCGCCTGAATAAACAGTTCGCCAGGATGTTTGGGTTAGAAGTCCGTGAGGATGATTATGATATCCCCGACACCGTGACTCAGATCTTCGATGGCACACGGGATTGGATGAAGAAGGAAGAAAAAAACGATATCCTGCGTGGGATTTTCGCTGATTCCCTGGCGGCCCTATCCACGGAGATGGAAATGACCGAAGGCGATAAGATGGGTATGAGACGTGCCAAAGAGTTTAGCCAGGAGTTGCGGAAAACCTGCCGGATAATCAAACAGAAAAACCTCCTAATGGCCTGCTCCAACCAGGTCCGGAAGAACCTGGATGCTGGCCCCTACGGCGCAAAATACACTACCCCAGGTGGGGAGGCTATAGGATTCTATTCCAGTCTGCGCCTGAGGTGCTTCTCCTCAGAGCGAATTAAGGTAAAAAAGAAGATCCGGAGGAAGGAACAGGAGCGGGTCATAGGAGTCCGCACGGAAGTTGAGGTATTCAAATCATCTGTATGGAAGCCGTTTAGAAGGGCCGACGTCTATATCCTTTTTGACTACGGGATAGATGATGTCCGGGGGAATCTCCGCTATGTTAAGACGGTGACCGGGGACACCGTCTACAGAATCGGGGATACGAAGTTAAGTAAGAGCCTTAATGAGTCATCCTGATAGTAGAGGAGGATGGCTTGGAACAAGAACTCAAGGAAGAGGTTATCAACCTTTGGAATGAGGTTGAGGAGCATTTCAAGGAAGAGCGCAAACCTAGGAGGTAATCCCTATGAGATGGTCACCGTTAGCTGTATGGGTAGTAGTTTTTGGGCTGCTGGCTGGAATGATAGTTATGACCACGATCAATGGCCAGCAGATTGACCGCCTGGAAAGACAGCTGGACTATATGAAATGGAAGGTCGAGGAAACCGCCCGATAAGCTGCCAGGCGAAGGAAAGGGGGTGAGAAATGAAGCAAAAGCCTGATTTGCCAGGAATCTTACAACTTAATAACTAATTAAAAGAAGCGGAATCAAAGGGATAGGTGACATAACAAATCCAAAAGAAAGGGGGAAAACTAACCTTCACCATTTATACTAATACCCCCTACCCCCGCTCATCAAAGCGGGGTGGGGTGTACATAAAATAAAATGGAACGGAGGGGCGACTGATGCCAAAACTCAGGAAATGGTTCAAAGAGTGGAATAAGCGGGAATGCCCTAGATGTGGGTATAAGGATGGCTAAAATTAAGCCGTCATCAGCGAAGGCAAAAGGCCGGAACCTACAGAACTGGGTCTGCAAGAAAATATCAGAGCTGTTAGGCACCCCCTGGGGCAAGGACGAGGAAATAGCCTCCCGGGAGATGGGCCAGGCAGGGGTGGATATAAGGCTGGTCGGGAGGGCGCTCCGAAGATTCCCCTTCTCGGTCGAGTGTAAGTGGCAAGAGAGCTGGAGTATTCTGTCTTGGATAAAGCAGGCACAGATGAACCAGAAACCCGGAACTGACTGGCTGCTGGTGGCGAAGAAAAACCGCATCAAGCCGGTGGTGATTCTGGATGCGGAAAGGTTTTTTGAAATACTCAAGGAAGTGCCAAGGTTTGAAAAACAGGATATCACAAAGGTTTCTGAAAGCAATAGGAGGGATGAACATGTCGAAGAAAACCTTTGATAATGGAGAAACCTACGCCTATGAAATAATTGGGGAGGACGAAGTTCCTATGTGTGGGGAATGCCGATTTTTGATTGTAGTTTGTGACTTTCCACCGTGTTGCGATTGTACAGGGCTTTATAAGGATTCAGATAGGAGCTATTTCCAACCAGGCGTATTTGATGTAGCCTTTGCCAAGGTTAATTGATTTCAACGTTGGCAAATTGATCCACTTCCTCGAATCTATTTGGAGGGTAAGCACCTCATGATAACCAAGGTAGAAATAGAAAACTATCAATCCCATAAAAAGTCAGTCTTCATTTTCGTCCCAGGTGTCAACGTAATTATTGGGGAGTCAGACTCCGGTAAATCCGCTGCTCTTAGGGCTATCTACTGGGTAGCTTCTAACCGTCCCCTGGGTGACGGGTTCCGCTCGGAATGGGGAGGGGGAACGCGGGTTGCTGTTCATACCTCGGAAGGCAACGTAGTTGAGAGAATTAAGGCCGCCGGTAGGAACGAATACATAATCAACGGGAGCACCATTAGAGCTTTTGGTTCCGAAGTCCCCGAGCAGGTTCTTGAGGTGCTGAAGCTGGACGAGGCTAGCATACAGTCCCAGATGGACCTTCCCTTTCTCCTGGCTACGTCACCCGGGGAAACAGCCAAGTTGTTGAATAAGGCCGCATCCATCGATGATATTGACCTTGCCATCAGTAACCTGAAAAGTGCCTACACCAAGTTGGGGAACTCCATTAAGTTCAATGAGGGAGAGCTCCAGGAGGACGAGGAGGAGCTCAAGCAATACGATGACATCCTGGAAATCGAGGGAAAGCTTCAGCAGCTGGAAGGTCTAGAAGGCCAGAAGCGGGAAAAACAGGAGTCTTTATCAAAGTTAAAGGTCCTCATCACCAACATAGAAAATATTGAGGCGGAGCTTCAAAAGACCAAGCACGTCCCTGCCCTGCTGAAGAAATATGCCACACTCCAAAATAAGCACAGTTCCCTTGAGAAGAAAAGACAAACCCTATCCCAGCTGGACCGCCTGGTAGGGGGCTACGAGAAGGCACAAACCGCTCTACGCTCCATTCAGACCCGGCAGGAGGGGCTGGAAAAGGAGTTTCGGGAAATATGCCCAGAGGAATGCCCGCTCTGTGGAAGCCCGATGTAATAAAATGGGAGGGAAGTAACATAAAAAAATTTTTTCTATACTTACTACGTTGGCCGACGTTAACTGGAGAGCCCTTAACATGACAGCACCCGGCAGAATTGACCGAGTAAAAAAATCATTTTATTGTGGCTCTTGAGGTCATGCGGGCAAATCGCTGGATACCCGTATCTGAAAGATTGCCTGAATATGGTGATACCGTACTCGCTTTTATAAAACACAATTACAACGACGATGGATGGAGAGCCTACAGAGTATATGAATACACGGATCATTGGGTAACGATGGGTAACTTATGCGAGGTTATAGCATGGCGACCTTTGCCAGAGCCACCAAAGGAGGTAAGCAAATGAGCAAAGTAAGTACAAGGATATGTAAAACATGCGGAAAAGAAAAGCCGATATTTTTCAACACAAAAATGATACAAGCCATACTTGACGGTCGAAAGATAATGACTAGACGGACAGTTAAAAACATACCGGAAGGAACGCACAGAGTAGAACAAATCGGAGAGAGTTTATTTGAGGCACACTGGGGGATACACGGTAATAGTATGTTCTTGGACGGAGCAACCGAAATAAAATGTCCCTATCAACCCGGCGACAGGCTCTGGGTGCGGGAAACATGGCAATGTATCAAATATGACAGTATGGATGGTGATCTGAGTTATGGCGTTGAGTTTAAAGATGGCACTCGAAAGCATTTTGAATTCGACGATAACGAGCGTTTTCACCAATTTGGGAAATATGCCTTCAAAGAAGGTTGGCAGCAATCAATCCATATGCCCAAAGAAGCCGCCCGAATCTGGCTGGAAGTGACAAATGTCAGGGTTGAGAGATTGCAGGAGATACTTTGCAATGATATGAGGCGTGAGGGATGTATACCCACAACTGTAACCGGAGGCCAATATCAGCAATGGCATCGCGATTATTGGATACCTTTATGGGACAGTACAATCAAAAAGCAGAATATTAGTCGCTACGGATGGACCGCCAATCCATGGGTATGGGTAATTGAGTTTGAGAGAATGAAAGAGGATGTGAATACTTAACCGCAAACTAAGCAGGAGGTAGAAGAATGAAAATCGAGATTGAAATTGACGAGAATTATATAACAGAATTGGTATCGCAAGAAATTGCAAAACGTATTGTAGCAGAGCGTTGCTATGAAAATAGAGAAGCAAGAATCGGAATAAGGGATGGGTTAGACAAAGCAATAAAACAATATATCTACTCTAAAAAAGAATTAGTAATCGACAGGGTTGTGGATCGGGCAACAGTTGAGATTGTTAAAAAAGGACTGCCGAAGCTACTGGCTAGATTAGGGGAGGAAAAGTAATGAACGACAAAGAACAATATTTAAAATTACTACGAGAAGAAGTAAAACCAGTAAAAATAGGCAATAAAAACAAAACTGGTGAATGTGGTATGTGTGGAATAAGTGTGAAAAAATTATATCCGCAAAAAGTAGGACAGGTAGATTTTATGATATGTGAAAGATGCAAAACGATAATGGATATTTAAGGGAGGCGCAATAATGGCTAATAAAATTAGATACCAGTGTAGCAACTGCGGGCAACATGGTGTGGCAAGCCCCTTTCCAAGCATTCCTGAATCAATGTTTTTTGAGGGGTTTCGTGCTCACGGAGATGTGCTGTACTGTCCTGATTGCGTTAAGACTTGGAAAGAACGCAATGGCATGGAATATGATGAGCAGTACAAAGAACCGCCTCACCTGTTCGCTATGTGGTGGAATAGGCAGGTGCAGACGCAGGCAACCGACAAGGGCAAAATCAAAACCTATAGGCGCAACTGTGCAGGCGATTTTACGGAGGTGAATAATGATTAAATTGAAACCATGCCCTTTTTGTGGGTGCGAGAACATATATATTGACGAATATAAACACGGCGCGGGGTTGCGGTGGCGCGTTATGTGTCTTGACTGTATGGGTATGGTAGACCCCGGAACTATTCAGCAAAAATACAGGGCAATCGAGCTTTGGAACAGACGAGCCGAACCAAAAGAAGCAGACTTTGATTGTGAGCATTGCAAGCACTGAAAGCCTTGTTGCAAGGCGGCAAATATGAATGGAGGGGGCGGGAGTAGGTGACTGAAACAGTGTTGTCTAACCGGGAGAAAATCAGGTATCTTAAACAGTATGTCTGGCTGGACCGGCGTATCAATAGCCGCTTGGAGGAGGTAGCTTTGTGGAGGAAACGGTGAAGAGGTTTATATTATATCTTTTTCGCTGGCAGCTCTCAACACCAGTATTGGCTGGGGCCCTGATATTGTTAAACGACTATCCTGTGGCAATAGCCACTATAGGGGCAAATTTGATCGGGGGCATAATTTTCTTTTGGTTTGATAGGTGGATATTCAAGGGAGGCTAAAAGATGTCAAGACGGAGGACCTATCTTAACGCCCAAGAACGCAAGGATGTAGCTGTATTGAGAGCGTTCTCTATATTTCTGCACGACAAGGCCGCTCTGTGGGCAAAGCTAGGCCGGAGCAAGGAAAAAACTAAATATACCCGCATGGCTAAAACCCTGACGGAAAAGATAATCACCCTGATGACGGAGACCCTGGAGCCGCAAGAAAAGGAAAGGGTGGTCAATGATATTAAGAAATATCATGTAGCCGCCTACCAGAACGAAGAGGCTATGAGGGAATTCGAAAGATACAAGAAGGCTGAAAGTGTCGTACCGGTAGACGCAGAAGACCTGAAAGATCTGTCCGATGAGGTTCTGGTGGTATGTCAAATCTGTCGGGAAAAAGACCCGGAAAAGCTGGACAGCTGCAGGCTACGGCGTATACTTTTAAAATACGATATTCCAGTATTCAACCAATACTCCAGTAAAGGGGAATGTCCGTATAAGATACCTGACCTGGGAGATTGGGGAACGATAATAGAATCGCTGTATCAAACGTTAAAAGCTAAAAGCGGGAGGGCTGTACAACATGAACCGGCTAGCTGATGCTTTCTCCGGTGGCAGGTCTCAGGACATTATACAAGATATACGAGTATTGGAAAAACCAAAGGAGATGGGGGAGCCTGAAGCCGGGCCGGTAAAAACCACCCTAGACTTGAGTTGCTTCACCAGGTTTGGAAGGAAGGAATACCGTGGCCAGAAAGGGCGCTGGATCAAGGTTAATCCTAAGGGGGAGATTGTAATCTCCAATAGCATCGGCAAGGAGCTCCCAGATGACGCGGACGTGGAGTTATTCCTAAACAAAAAAGGTACCATTCTGGTGATGAAAAAGTGTGAAAAAGGCCGCGGGCTACCGCTGGGAAAGGTGAGGGGGTGTCGGACTCGTCGAACTAACTGCGGTAAGCTGAAAAAAGTACTGCTTGACCTGGGCTTAAAACTACCAGTGAAGTTTATTACTGAATGGGATGAAGAGTTAAAAGCCTGGGCAGGGAAAAGGGAGGAATAGAAATGAAAGTGGAAATCCTGGAGATAAGGGGAAATTGGAGGCAGGTGGCGGATGCCGCCCGGACTACCATTGGAATGAAGCCGGGAACTGGGGAACCCCCGGACCACTGGAAAAAGCGGATGCTGCTGAGCGAACATAGCCCGATCCGGTTGATAGAAGTGCGCTGGCGCTGGGTGGATATCAAATACTGGGTATCGGTCCACCTTGTCCGCCACCACGTTGGTGTTATCCCTTTTGTCAGGAGTCAGCGGCCTGAGAACATAGACTATGACCGGGATGAGGCCCTGCAATCCGCACTGGTAAATCATGAAGTAATAGCCAACGCCCAAGCCATTATAAACATAAGCCGGAAAAGGCTATGCGGGTTGGCCGCGCAGGAAACAAGGGGCGCGTGGAAGGCGTTCCTGAATGAATTAAAAAAATACGAACCTATTCTGGTAGGGTGCTGCGTACCGGAATGTATATACCGGGGGTACTGCTATGAGAGGCCGGAGAAGAGCTGCAAATACTCCCGCTCCCCGGACTTCCTTCCACGACTATACCAATATAGATGCAGAGGGTTCGGGCAATGAAAAGGACAAAAAGAAGTGTGGGGAAAAAAGCCGATGCCATCCTGGTGGCGGATCTCCATCTGACAGACAAAACGCCCGTCAGCAGGAAAGATGATTATCTGGATGCCCAGCGCAAGAAGCTGGTATTCCTGAGGGAATTGAGCACCAAAAATGGGGAATGTCCAATCTTATGTGCCGGGGATGTATTCGACCACTGGAAGGCTAGCCCCTGGCTGAGCTCCTTCGCTTACCTTCACCTCCCCACCCCCTTAATCTGTATCCCCGGCCAGCATGACCTCCCAGGGCATAATATAGAAGAATACTGGAAGGCCGCCCTGGGACTTTTGGATACGGTAACCTTCGCTGACAAAATAGGTGTATTCAAAGGGAGCCGTCATCCGCGGATCCAGACCAACAATGGGCTTCACGTATTCGGGGTTCCCTTCGGCCAGCTAGATGAATTCAGCCCCGAGAAAGAAGTAGAGGCGGTTTGGAGGTCTGCCAACCCCGGCAGGTTGATCCTCCTGATACACGAGTTGGTTTTCCCGGATAAAAGGCCGGGTAATTGGGGAAAAGAAGGCTATACCGCCACAGAAATCCTGGAAAGGTATGGGGATTTGTTCGACCTGATCGTCAGCGGGGATAACCACCAGAGCTTCGTGGTGAATAAGGGTGGCTACCTGCTGGTGAACCCGGGGAGCATGATGCGGATAACGACCGACCAGAAGGACTTCAAGCCCAGATGTTACCTATATTATGCTAACAGTAATACAGTGGAACCGGTCTATTTTCCAATCGAGGAGAACGTGCACGATATCAGCCATATCAAGCACAAAAATGAACGGGACGAGAGAATCATTGCATATATAGAACGAATGCGGGGTGGCTGGGAGGTCGGGTTATCCTTCAAAAAGAACCTGGAAGCCTTTTTCAGCGAAAACAAAACCCCTAGGAAGGTGAGGGAAATCATATGGCAAGCGTTGGAAACGATAAATTAGGTCAAAGACTGCTGCAAATAAAGGAGGAACTGGAAACCCTGCGGACTCAAAGGGCGGAGCTATCTGGGCAGCTGAAAAGCCTTGCTCAACAGCTAGAGGAACTCGGGGCAAAAACGGTAGAAGAGGCTGACAAGATGATCAAGAAGTTGGAACAGGAGGTAGCTGGCCTGGAGGAAGTCATCAAGGAAGGAATCCAAGAGATCGAGGAGATGCTGGACAAGTGAGTAGTATACAAAGCCTTCGGAACAAACTTGAGTACCGGAAGGGTCAACGGGACAAAATCCAGGATACCATCAATTCCCTAAAGGCAAAGATCAAGACTGACAAGCAAAACCTTGTTAGACATGAGCGTGCCCTGGAAATAGTCAAACAGGTAGGACTGGCTACACAAAAACAATTAGAATATCATTTATCCGAGCAAGTGAGTTTGGCCATGGAAGCCGTATTCGATGACCCTTATGAGCTTATAGTCAACTTTTTAGAAAAACGTGGGAAAACTGAGGTTGATTTACTATTTTCCAGGCGTGGATTAACCTTCTCCCCTATGGGGAACGCCGGAGGCGGCGCTATAGACATCGGATCATTGGCCCTACGCATCGCTTACTGGGCTATACGGGAAGATAAAAAAGTCCGCCCACTACTACTATTAGACGAGCCTTTTTCGCGCCTAAAAGGTCAAAATGCTAATCAGAGAGCGCTGGCTATTATCCGGGAGATAAGCCAACAGCTAGGACTCCAGATAATTATGATAAGTGATGAAAGGGTCTCGCGGGAGGATATCATAGCCAACGCAGACCGGGTTTTCCAGGTGAGCCGGGATAAGCAGGGAGTTAGTGAAGTGAGGATATTGTGAAGGAGGGAAAATATAATGACATGAGGACAGATAACATTGAACGGCTCCTGCGAAAAGACGCTATAGAAAAGAGAAAAACAGGAAAGGGGGGATCCCACAGAGCCCCCAGTAAAAAAGGGTTCAAAGGTTCTGTAAAATTTCCCGTAGATTTTCTGCGAGGAAAAGAAAGGAGAAAATACATGGAAGGGGAAACCACGTGTAGGATCGTAACTTTTCAAGAATTTTTAAATTCCAATAAAGACCAACGCCGAAAAATGCTATTGAACCTGTTGGCGACTTATACCCGAAAAGAACTGGCAGAGAAATGGGGAATCTCCTGTCAATCACTGGGAATGTATATACATAAGGCAGGAGGAAACATGCCAGGGGGAAGGAGGAAAAAACCTATGACATCACCCATCGTCAAACTGGATATCGAATCTACACCCACTGCTAAATTTTTCATTTCCTTAAACCTTCGCGAGACTGGGGGCGCTCTGCAAAACCGATTTAGCATTATTTCTGCAACCCTGCTCCCTGATAAGCAATACGCCGTCAACATGATGATATCCGAAATGGAAGATGACGCCGAAAAGGCTGGGACATAGACTCACTGAAAGAACACTAAAATGAGCGGAAGTAGAATGATTATTGGAGGGATACCCATGAAATCTTTCGAAGAAGAATTAAAACAAGCTGTATTTACCCGAGATATAGCTTTGGCTACCTACAATTTATGCGATCCTAATTGGGAGGCGGTTTACTGGTATGAATACATGGCCGCGGAAGAAAGAGTGAGAGCTCTGCTCAGGCAAGCAAGACAAGAATGGCGGGAAGGAGGAAAGAGTGGTTTAATTGCCGAGGCCGAATATGCGTAAAACTTCTTGGAAGCGGAGGAAATCTGAAATCGATGAAGAAAAGTAAAACTAAAGCCCCTGGCTTTGTCCAGGGGCATTTTTGCACCTATTTTACGGTTTCCATTCAATTAATTTTTATGGGGTGGGGCAGTTTGGTAATGAACCTACCATAACCCCCATTACACTTGATCAGGTTCAAACTATGGTAACGAGGCAAGCCCAACAGATCTTCTTCTTGATATGGGTATAATTCACTCTCAAGTTCGTCAAAATTCTTCTTATCACAACCGGACAATAACATGTAGCTCGCATTGGCAGAGCGAAGTTCTTCCCGGATAATTTTGATCTGATTCAAGTAATGGCAGGAAATAATCGGCTTCAAATTGAACTTGGGGAGCTGAGATAACTTTTTGGTCAGGAATTTTTCGGCATGTTGAACCTGATATAGCTCATCAATAATTAGGTTGACCTTCGTCATCTTTTTCCTGTCCCCAATCTGCTCCTCCCGTATTTGTAATGCTAACCATAACTTGGTTAACCAGTATGTTACATAGACATCCTTTTCGTTATCAGTCAGAAACATACGCTGCGGCATTTTTATGACGATGAGTCGGTTCTTCTGTATTTCCTTCACCAAATTCACGTTATTTTCTATTCCCTTCTTCAACATCATTTCCAAATATGCATTTACCTTCAAACGGTGAAGCCGATCAATAGCACCGGTAATCAAATGTGTTCTGGTCCCAACTAATTTACCACGTTCATAATTATCCAACTCCAAAAGATAATCAACATACTCATCCATGAGTGGCTTTTGAGATTCTGGTATTTTTGATATGAATTCTTTGCGGCGCTTATGATTCATTAATACAGTAAATACATCATTAATGCTTCCACCAGAAAGGAAAACCGCCAAGGCCGCAGATTCCATGTACCGCCCCATTTTAGCGGTAAAATTGGCATCATCAGCATTAATTGAATCCACAAGAGTCATTAACAACGCAGACTGTTCTTTCGCATTACGGTATTGTATAAATGGATTAGAACTAGGCGGAACCTCATTGTAACCCAAGCCTTGCATTGTTTCTGGTTTATCACAACTTATAGTCAATACCTGATCTGGCGAGAACACAGAAGCTATTTCTTGACTGAGCTGACAACTCCCTATGAAGTCTGGTATGATAACGCATTCTCCATTATCAATTGCGTTGCGGGCTATGTTCGCTAGGAATTTACTTTTACCTGCCCGATTCGGTCCAATGATCACTAAAGAAAGCATTTGGTAGTCAAAATCACTGGACAGGTAAGCGCGCTGCTTATGCCCCTTAAAAGTGGATTCCCCAAGGCTTATGATTCCTTGATGGAGGTCTTCAGGGACTTCGGTTTCCTGAGTTTGAACTCTGTCGATAAAGCTATATCTCTCTAGGAGCTCCCGTCCGGGGAGGGCAAGAAAGTTCCCACACTCTTTAGAACTGGCCCGGTTCGTCTCTACGCCATCTAGTTTCACCGCTAATGGGAGAAACCGTCCTCGGAAGGGTTTATAGGCCAGGCTGTTATCCTCAGACACGCTATCAAATGATTGCGCCAGGCTTTTAGCGTTGTTATGCCGACGTAAAGGATCATCGCTGTCGCTAAGTACCAAGATTTGCGTATTGAGTATGATATCCGAACCTTTTTTGAGGCTACTGTCGGACAGCTGCCTCATATTGCTATACTCTAGGAGTTGTAAAGAATCGGCTGAATTTTGCCTTTTTAGGATAGCACTAGACCCGGAGAAGGCCGCTGTAATATCATCAATAAGACTAGAAATCATTGCCAGCCCCGTGCGCAGCAGGTAGTTGAAGCTGACCTTCTGCCGGTCTACCGGGATTTCCCGCCGAACCCTCCAGAGGGTGGCCTGATGGGTGCTCCTCCAGCCGTGTTGGGAGGAGGGGGTGAAGTTGTAGAAGATCCCGGCCCTATCCCCTTCCTCCAGGACATCCACGATATTGAGGTTACTTTCCAGGAGCTCGTTAGAGCGCCGGTCCACAGCCAGGCTCAAGCCGTCCTCCCGAGTATAGAGCAATTGGTATTTTATCGCCCGATCCGAGAATTGGGGCATCTCCTCAACCACGGTAGCCGTCATGTTTGTCCATGTATCTGAGATCTTTTCTTTAATTACACTGAAGTGAGGTTCCGGCACTATCATATAGAACTCAATACGGCGTTTTTCAATATACACGAAATAACTGACCTTACACGGGATTGTCAGGGAGTATTGGGTACCGAGCAGGAATTCCCTGCCCAGTACCCGGATAACCTTTGCCCGCTCCTTACGAATGCTCTGTATGACGGGTTTGTACAGGGAATTGATAGCCTTTGCCAACCGGTAGGTTGTGTTGTTGCGGACAGAAAAGTTTGGCGTGAGTTTGACATAGACGTATGAGGGCCGAACCACTTTTAGAAACTCCTTAAAGGAGATGCCTTTCACTGGACCCCGCCCCCAGCCAGTATAGCCCGTAACAGAACATGGGCTACGAACAAGATTCCGGTCCAGCGTAAGCCACGCTCCCAACCCGCCACGTAGAGGATGATGAAAATACTCCCTCCGACCAAAGCCAAACAGTAAGAGGTGGAGGCAAGAGCTACCGCTACATCCTTCCAAAGGTCAACGAGGAACGAGGAAACCGCGTCCCGGACCTCTTCCTTTATCGATTCAGTAACGCGTTCAGTCGTAGATTCCATCATTTGAAGATCCCCTCAATCTCGTCCAGTCCCCAGGGAAGGGACAGCATAATAGCAAAGCACATCAGGTAACCAAAGAACTGACGCTTAGCAGCCGGGAAGTCCCCAGATAGAACAGACTGTACGCAGTCTATCGTACCCTTAACAATTATAGTCCACTTCCCTACCAGTACTACGATAGCGTGGATTCTTTTCCCTCCAGCCTCAATTCCCGATATAGCCCAGACTGGGTCTGGCAGTAATAGGAGGACGGAGGCTCCCACCGCAACCCTAACAAAAACCCTAAAATTTTTCTTGAAAAAATTTTTCATGAAAATCCCTCCTTCTTTAGGAATATTTTACGGATGACGCGAATATAATGTCCTATAGGACATTTCATAGAGGGAGTATTGCCTCACCGGAGCGACCACGTTTTTTACCTGTTTTTACCTGCTCAGGGGCCACGACGGGCCACCTTTCCATATCCCGCTGAATAAGCCGTTTGATATAGGCAGAGAAATTTTGGCGCTTATCGGCGTGGTACAGGAGGGCCGCCTGGTCTGGATCATTAGTATTGAAAGCCACAGACTTAACAACCATCATACACACCTCCCTTCCAATTTTTATTAAGCAGCTAATATGGTTTGCTCAAAAAAGTCCGGGCTGTTTATTTATTAGCCGCTTAATAAACTATATTAAACCGGGGTGAAGATTATTCCGAAAAAATAAAAAAACCCCGGCAAAAAACCGCCGGGGTTAAGGAGCTGCGCCAGGGAAAGGAGGGGGAAACCTGGCGCGAGCCCATAACTTTTTGCTATTTTACCTGTTTGGCCCACGCCTCCCCGAACTCGTCTTTCAGAGTTCTCAGCGCGGCCTCAATAAGCCCTTTTACTTCATCAGGCGTTATCTTTAACCCACGCTCTTGGATCCTAGCCGCAAGCCATTCGGCAGCTTTGTTGTATTTCTCCTCTCCGTGCAAGTCTTTATAGACCTGCTCCACAAAGCGAACGGAGAGAAAGGCCAATTCTTGCTTTGCTAGGAGTTCTGTTTCGATTTGCTGAAGTTTCTCGGTTCCAAGTTTCTTTTTCAGATAAGCTATGATAGCAGCAGCGACGAGGGCCGCCAGGATATAAATCACATCATACATAAGGTTTAAGAACGGTCCTTCCACAGTTTCATCTCCTTAACATTATTTCTTACCCATATGGTTAAGGAACACCGCCAGGACAAACCACTTTGTTGCAGGCTCGTCCGGGTCATGATCCTCGGTGATTAAACCCGCCTTCTTCGCCCTCTCGATAATATCCAGCTTCCATTGTTCAGCCACTTTTTTTCCAACCTCCAATCTTAATCTTAACTCTGCCCACGGAAACCGGTCTCCGGGACAGGATGTCGCCATGACCTCCCTATGCCCCACCACCGGGATGTCTGGATACCTTGTCCAGATGTCCTTAACAAGCTCCACCAACGAATCCAACTGGGGTGTGGTGGGCTGTGTTAGCATAAAGTTACCAACCAAACAAATGCCTATCCCGTCACTATTAGCTTCATGTTTCTCATCCTGGTAAGCGTGGGCCCCAGCTTTATCCTCGGGCCTGCCACGATATATACTACCGTCAGCATGGATAACATAGTGGTATCCAATACCAGCCCATCCCCGCTCCAAGTGCCATCTCTGAATATCCTGCCAGGTAGTGGTAAAAGAGCTGGCCGCGTGGTGGATTACAATCCTTTTAGTGGCCCTTCTGTTGGATAGGGTCGACTTAAACTGGATATTTGTCTCGTTGATGATTTTCGCCAAAGCCATCCCTCCTCAACTTCTCCTTCTTAATGCCAGACAATAACCACAATTCGCCCGTCGTGAATGCAAACCAGGCG